ACATTTAATTTCTACGAGTTTTCCAGATTCAGTCACACCATCGGGACTTCCACCGAGCCAGTCTTCAACCGGGTGTGGACATAATCCCAATTCGTGTACAACTTCACCATGACGTTCTTCGTAAAGGATTCGAGCTTCATCTTCGTATTTTTCACCATGACGAGTCGCATCGTTACCCATGAATTTTTCACCGAGGCCACATTTCTTCAATAAAAGACCTGCAGGTGTTTCATATTTATTCTTACCGATAGCTGTCGCGGCATCACTCGCTGTCAACATCTTTCCACGGAGGGCGAGCCACTCCTCAGATTTCTGTGCGGCATACTCTCTTTCTAAAGCTGCTTTGACATTGGGGTGCATGTTATTCATTAATAGTGTGACCCTTTTAACCTATTTGGTGGGTAAAAATATGATTGTGCGGCGTACTGCTCAGCCTGTTTTTTACTTTTCGCACACCCCCTACCAAGAAATGTATCGTCGACGTAAACATCAATCATGAACACACCATTGTCATGTGTTATCACCCTATAATCCGGCAACGTGAGACCATTTGTCTGACAGTATCGCATCAAATGATCTTTGAAATTATCATCAATCATGATCGACTTTAGATCAATGAATTTAGGATCTTCGTATATACGTAAAATAAATTGCTTTGCATGTGCGAGGCCAAGATCTAAATAAATTGCCCCGACGAGAGCTTCAAATACATCTTCCATAATTTTAGGATTATGATTCCATCCATTTCGCATACCCTTTTCATCCATTAAGACCCAGTCATGAAGTCCTAATTTAGAAGCAATAGCGGCGAGGGTCTCACTTCTGACTAATTTCGTTCGGGCTTTAGTTAAAAACCCTTCCTGTCTACTTTCGTGTCTGTCAAATAAAAATTTAGTAATCACAAATCCCAATACTGAATCACCCATAAACTCCAACGTCTCGAAAGATTCGTTCAGAGTATCATGTTCCTTGATAGCAGATTTATGCGTAAAAGCTTTCTGGTACAAAGATAAGTTATTAATCTTTGTACCAATAAGGTCCTCTAATTTGGATTGTTGGAGGTTCATTTAATTAAATATGTGTTTACGCTTTATCCTCCTTAATGTAGTGGGGGCTAAGGAACTTCTGGAGGTTAAGGTAAGTGACTTGTGTGTCGCCGGGTTGAAGAAGATCCCTAAGCTTATCGTCCATAACAAGAACGCGACCGTTTTCGGGGTGCTTGAGACCCTTTTCGGTGATGTACTTGTTGATCGCCTTGGTGACTTCACTCCGGGAGATGAGTTCAGTCTTCTTGAGACCAAGGAAAGAACGAAGTTTGTCAGTCACCTTTTGCTTACGGTTGAATCCGTTGTTTTCGGCACGCTTCTTAGCCTTTTCACCGTCGGGATCCTCCTGTTTCGCCTTGATTTTACGAACAATCTTAGTGAGGGACTTCAGTTCGGAACGAATGGCAGTAAGGTCAATAGTAATGGTTTCAAGAGACATTATATATAACTTAGGTTTCAACTCTTTAAGTGTTTAAAATAGGGCAATTGTACTCGCGAGTAGTAATACACATAGAATGATACCAATCCACATTAATATGCGTCGATTGTCTATTTCAGTGGAAGAAAACTTATCAACGATGGCGTATGGTTCACGAGGTGATACCCCGGAGCATTGTCCTGGACACCCACCGTCACAGCAACCTGGGTCACACATGAATACACTGTCACCACGTTTATACCCACACATCTGCTTCCCTCGTGGATTATTTTCACTCAGGAGAGCGTAACATCTACAGGTCTCAGTAGTCAGGCATGAATCTTTCTTACAGTTCATTTTTATATATGTAGATTATAATATGGATACGTATGTTTATAGTGAAACTATTTTACAAAAGTTCATGAAAAAGAATCTCTTTTTTGACGATCCTATATTGGAAAAATATTATCAACGTGATGATGTTCGGTCTTTTCGATCAAGAGTCTTACGTGTACACAAAAAGGAATCATTCGAGAAGATGTTGTACGCCTTTGTAACCGACCTATCGAGAGATATCATTCTCAAAATGGTAAGTGAAATCACAAAGTATATGCAACCCATGGGTGATGTCATCATCTCCGGTGGTGAAGCCTATAATTATTATGTTGAAAAGGGTGATCGAATCGTGACGAGTGATATCGATACTAAATTTGCTCCTAGAATACCCTATGATACCAAATATTTCGGGAAGCTTCAAGGTATGAAACTGATATTGTGGGATAAACTCGGTGAAATATGTACAAAGGTTCAAGAGATTGTTCGAACACGATTAACTACTAACATGAAACTGGCCAGGTTTATTGGTTTCAAACCATCAAATAAAGTTCCATTGGTAACTCGAAGATATACACTCATCAAGAAGAAGAAGGAATCACAAGGTCCTAACATCTCACAGAGTGATGTTCTCATCGATGTTGAATTATTCGCTCTCGACCTTAACATTAGATCCTTCTCGATAGAAAGTGGTAAAATAGAAGAACGTGTATTAGGTGGGTTTCTCGATATACCATTCATGCGTCCAGGAGAATTTGGGTATGAAGTGATCGATACGAGACGCAGTGGACTCACCTACATGAATCGCCATTCTAACAAGTTGGTGACCGATAAGAACATTTACGTAGCGGGTAAAAAGTTTCTCGTCGATGATATCTATCTCATGCAGAAATTAGGTCTTCGCCCCGAAAAGAAAATCAAAGATAAACAACGTCTGTTAGGTCTCACTAAAATGTTGACAGGGACTTCAAATTCGTCAAATAACTTTGAAAAATTATTCAGAAAGGCTCAAGCACCACAATATACACCAAAACGAATCGTCAAACTTGATGGACAAGTAAACATGACATCCGTTTCTAAAATTAACGCAAAAACATATGAAAAATATACATCAAAACCCTCTATTGATGCACTCTCCAAGAGGTTGTTATATGGTGTTAAAACATCATCAAATGATCTGAATGTTTCAGGGTTCGCCAGGACAAATGGGAATATGAGATTTAACATAAATACGATGAAATGGGTTGAAAATAAGAATTCTTCCTATATCGGTAATCAGTACAGTTTGAGGCCCATAAACACCATAACTGTTTCTAATAATGTACTCGAGAACCCCCCACTTTACGGATATAAACCTACCCGTGACAAATGGATTTCTAAATCGATATTGAAACAGTCAGCACTTATACCAGTAGTTGGGTTAAAGAAATGATGCAATTAAGTAGTATATAATATGTTCTATTCCAAACCTCTCAAGAATGATGAGGGTCTCTATGTTGTCAGGGCATACACCGATGAGAAGAAGAAGTGTTTTGTTCAGGTGAAGGGAAAAGCGACCCACGACGATGGTGAAATCTCTTTCATCTTAGATGATGTCTCGAAGGTTCAGACCATCGATGATGAAAACATCCAAGCCGCCAAACGCAACGCCGAAGAATGGTTCGGTAAGAAAGTTGGTGATGCTACTCTTGAGCGAGCGTATACGAAAAGTCTACTGGATACCCAGGTGACCACTGATGTCATCAAGGCTACTAAAATTTTCGATGCCGATAAGACTGTTATCGATGTTGGTGATCTCGCCGCATCATCGGAATGTACCGGACTTATTGAATTCGCTGGTCTATGGTTTGCCAAGAAAGCATTTGGTCCAGTATGGAATGTTGTCCAGGTGAAGGTTCACCCAGTCGCCGAACCCGAGTCCGAACCTGAACCAGAACCGGTACCTGAGGTCAAAGTCGATGATGAATACCCAGACGAATACGCAATTGAGGATGACCAGTAAAAAAAAATTGTAGACTTATATAAAATGAAGAAGGCTCTCGCCATGCGTAATGTTGTCATGTTGGTTGCGATCGCCGTGGTCGTGTACCTTATGTTCAACATGAACAAAACAACCTCTACCTACAGTATCAAGGAGCGTATGTATGCTCCCGTCGAGCAGGCTCCCGAAAAGCTCGCCATGAAGAAAGGTACCGGTCTCGCGTCCTCTCTTCTCCCCCGTGAGGTTGCGTCCCAGGACGACTTCGGTGAGTTCGCCCCTGAGGATATCCTCAAGGGCCAGAACTTCCTCGAACCCCGTCAACAAGTAGGCATGCCCGAAACTGTTGGTGGTGCCCTCCGCAACGCGAATCAGCAGATCCGTGCAGAACCCCCCGTCCCCAAGAATGTCTTCGTGTGGAACAACTCCACGATTACCCCTGATCTCATGCAACGTGGTCTCTGTGCTTAAAGATTAATAACTATAAAAAGTTAAATGACTGATATTACAAGTGATCTGTCTGCGAATGTAGCCAAATTGGTTGAACTCTCTAAACAGTTGAAGGAGGCTAAATCTGACATTAAGGTGTTGAACTTGGCTGAAAAGCAACTCAAAGAGACTATCAAAAAGAATATGCTCACCCAGGGCATCGACACGATCAATCTCCGTAAGGGTAAGATTTCTATTCGTACATCAAACAGGAAAGCGGGTATGACAAAGGATACAGTTAGAACTGGTCTCGAGTTGTTTTTTGGTGGAAATGAAGCTCAAGTTGAGGGGGCAATGAATGCAATCCAAGATAATCTTGTAATAAAGGAATCTGTCTCTCTGGCTGTCACAGGTATAAAGGATAAATAAGATAAGTAAATAAGAAAAATATGGTTTGGAGCCAATACGTATACGAAGCGACCGTCGACCTCGATTCCTACGCAAGTGGGGATGATGATGACGGTCACGACATCACTCCTCTGAATATTGAAGACTGGGAAGTTGAATATTCAGATGAATTAGCAATGCTATGGGATACCATCAGGACATTATTGTATGATGCAGAGATTGAACACACAGGGGAGTTATGTGATTTTGTTGAATTATGTTACATAGAACATGATCCATATCACGAACGTATCACTTTCGGGTGCGAAGAGGATACGATATGGTATGAAGAACGTCTCACTCATGTATGGAAAAATGTCAGGCGTATCATCAATGATAATGGTCTTCATCAGGAGATTCTGCGTGGTGTAACCTTTGATCATTTCATGTATTTTGCCAAAAATT